TTTGTCTTGTATTCTTCTTCTTTTAAATCTAACATATCTACAGAACATTCCTCTATAATATTAAATTTATGTTGTTCCCACCCATATTTTTTAATGGATTCATATATTTTAGGTTGACCTTTAGATTTTAAATACATGTAGTATATTTTTCTGTTTTCTATATTTGTAGATTGTCCAATATAAACTTCACCCTCAGGGTTGGTTATTTTGTATATTCCTATGATAGCGTTGTTTGGCTTTTTCATCTTCTTGTTCTTTGTTGTTCCAATAATAATCTCGAGCACGTTGTTTTTTAACAGCTTGCTTTTCTTCTTCAGTTTGATATTTTTTTAAACGTCCCATCGATTATACATATTAAAGGATCCAACAAAGATACAAAAATTACAAAGAAATATTAATCAACCCATTGGATAGGACAATAAACTTCTGTATTAACACCTTCAAATAAGATATCACCATCTCCTGTCCATTCAATATGACCTACAACTTGTTGTGTTCTTTGATCTCGTTTTTCAAACTTAGAGTTTCTTAAAACATCTATTGTATGTTTAGAAGATCCAAGCACTAGATTCATTCTTTGACAACCTTCAACCCAATCTGCAGGAGCAATAGTAGTTTCAATGCCTGCTGTAATCCCAATGTTATATTTTCCTATGGGTTGGAATTCATTTGGAACTGTAATTTGACACCAAATCTCAGGTTGTTGTTGGAGTTGTGGAGAGGGTAAAAGATGGTTATTTAGAAATTCCCATTCAGGATGATCTTTAATAAACCCCATTGGTGTATTTCCCCATCGTTGAGGTAAAACTTTAACATCATATTTATCTAGTTCAATAAGTGCTTTAACTACATCTCTAGATCTACTTCCGTACCCTGAGTATGTGTCAACAGGGCAACTAATTACAAAAACTGGTTTGTTCATTTCTTAATATAATAATTCATGTGAAACATATTCGTCTTGGGTCTTATTTACGTCAATAAACTCAAATTTTGGTCTAGGTGACCAAGTATCAAATAATTTATCTAAGGCATTGATTACACGTTGACCCATTTTTTCTCCGGTAAATCCTGCCTCATCAGATATTGCCCATTCTCTACCTGCTTTACCAAACTCTTTACGCTTTTCTCTTCCCATTTCATACAACTTCTTAATTTGTTCAGTTGCATCTTCAGATCGACATCTGTCATCCCAAATATAAGGAGTTTTAGGTGAACCTTGTAATGAACGGTTAGTTGGATATACTGGGAAAGCCCATTTACCATGTTTTGTATATTTTCCTGTATGGTTAGAAGGTACTTTAGATGATGGTGTAAACCAATTACCATTCTCATCTATAAATCTCATTTGATCTTGCATTCCACCTGTTACATTTGCTATAATAGGTGTACCTGCTAACATAGCTTCGGTGATTGTAAGACCCCAACCTTCATTTGAAGTTAATAAAATTTGTGCATCTGCTAAATTATATAACATATTTAGTTCTTGTTGTGTAAGTCTAGATTGAGAAAAGTAAATAGCATTTGGGTAATCTTTAAATAATACTTTTCTAACCTCCTCTAAATCTGTTCCATGTTCACTTACTACTTCTGTATGAAGGATAAAAGCACATTTTTCTGCTTTTTCTTTTGGTAAAGAATCTAGAAAGTATCTCCAAGCTAGCATTGTGTCGGGGATTTGTTTTCTTCGGATATTTCTTGAATTAAAAAATAAAACAAATTCTTTTTCATTTTCCCCAAAAAGATTTTTTCTAAAAGAAATTAAAGTTGGGTCTGTATCTGGAATAGGATAGTATTGTGTCTCGTTTAAACCATGTGGGACATATTCTAGGATTTTATTTTTTGATTTGTCTCCTAAAACTAACTCATTAATGAGTTTTGTTTGTTTTGAAATCGCTAACAATGCATCACATGCCTCATAATAGGGTTTGTTGTACATTGGAGTTGGAAAATCATCCCAAATATTAAGATAAATAATAGGAATATCTTTTCTAATTTCAGCTTCCATCATAAATAACCACTCGAAATACCTTGGATCTGTAATGATCATAATAGCATCTGGTTTTTCTAATTGGATAAATTGGCGTAAAAGATCAGGTGTGCTATATCCATCAACAGGATAAGATATAACTGAAGAATCATCTATATTAGCATTTTTGTTTGTGTCCTCGGATAGGTCAAAACGTTTTCCTTTTTCAGGGTGGCTAACAGCACCAGCAATATTAACCCAGTTAAAATGGTGTGATGTGTTAATGACGATTTCTCTTGCAACTGTTGCTACACCAGATGTTACTCTAATGTCATCACAGATTAAAAGGATTTTTTTCCTCTCGTTTTGAGGAAGATATTTGAATTTTTCTTTCATTTAAAAACTTTTATTGGTAATATAAAAAACTAATTATTAAATTCCAAGTTTAGATTTTATGGTTGTGGACTTTTTTTCTAAACTCTTCATCTTTCATATAAAGATCAATAGCACGTTCAGATAGTTTTTGAAAACTAAATTTACGTTTGATACATTCTACTTTAAAGTCATTGAATAGATCTTCATCTATTTTTACGCTTGTTAATTTTTGATTATCACTCATATATTATATAATTATTGTTTGATATAAATATATGCTATTTTTGAAAAGTTAAAGAACATAAATGAGTTTTATAAAAAGGACACCATTTACAGTTGTTGTTTTCTTTAGGTTGATGTTCTACTTCTTTATAACCTTCTTTAGTGAACGCTTCTATGATAAAAGTCTGTAAAGCTTCCCCTGCTCTTTTTTGTTTAGTTTTTCCTGATGGAGGGGAGAATGTTTGGATTCTTTTAATAACAAAATCTTCACTTTCCCATACTTGGCGTTTAACAATAAAATATTCTATTTCTATGTTTTTTTCATCTATACCAAAAATTTCAGAAAAAAACTTCTTATATAATATTAATTGGAATTGTTTAAGTTCGTCTTTTTTAGTTTTATCATTCCAACCACTTTTACTAGTTTTTATATCTATAATTTTAAAAGTGTTTGTAGGTTCATGATACATTACTATATCTAAAAATCCATTATATATAACATTTGGTTTGAGAGGATTAGGAGTTACTTGGATTGGAACTTCACATCCCACTAACCACCATCCTCTTTTAGTAAAATATTTTCCTTTATTTTTTGCAAAATCTCTGATGATTTCAATTCCTTCTTCAAAAAATTGTCTAAGTTCTTGTGGGGTGGAGAAGTGTTGATGGTTATTTTTTTTATATTGAGTAGTATATTCTTCCCTTAATTTTTCTTCAAACAAATCATAAGTGTTTATACGATCTGCCCCAACTGTACTTTTTTCATACATTACATCAAGATAATGTTGTAAAACTTCATGTAATGCTGATCCAAAAACTGTATGGATTGTTGAGGTGAATTGTTTATGTCCTTCTCTATATTGTAATGACCATTTTTTAGGGCATTCTGTAAACATAGAAAGTTGAGAGTATGATATAATTTTTTGTGTAGCCCAATTAATTTCTTGGGGTTTAAAATTTCGTATATCTTTTATAATTTGAGGAATTTTCTTTTTCTTTACCATAACCTTAATATACAAAAAAAGCTTGGCTAGGCCAAGCTAATTTTACATTGGAGTAATATCTTCAGAGTTGTAAATAAATGAAACAACATCTGGGATTTTCCTAATTGTATTTGCTATATCTACAATTTTTTCTCGAGAAAAGCCACCTGATTTAATAAAAGGATAACCATCTATTTTTAGGTTTAGAATAGTTGTAAATTGATCAAAACTTTGTTCACTATAATCTTCAATTTCAGTTGTTGAAACAACAGTTACTCCGGTAAGAGCTCTAATATCAGACAAAATTTCTTTTTGGGGTCTGGTTTTAATATTTGTAATTAAACGACCTTTTAATTTATACTGGTCTTGGTATTTTTCAGTTAGAGCCTGTTTAAGTTCTTCTCGGATTAAATTTTTAAGATCTTTTGAATTCATATTATAATATATATTATACATATTTGGAGAATTTTACTCTCCATTATTTATTTTTTCCACTTACCCTTCATTACTAATTGAGCTATAATACCATAGTTGGAGATATCTATAAAGCTATCAATCATAGGTTCATCATTAACATAGTTTTTACCCTCACGTTTTAACATATTTTTAAGTCGGTTTATTTTATCATTACAACGTAACCAAATACCTGTTAGTGAGAGCTGAATATCTTCTTCCCCTTCAAGTGAAGATCCTAAAGCAATATTACCTAATCCATAATCCATCATCTTTCTTGAAAATAATTCATATTGTTCTTGTTGGAGATTTTTAAATTCTTTTGCTAATTCAGGATAAGATTTTTCGAAAATTTTAGTTGTATCGTTCATTTATTTTAATATATTTTTAATTTCTTTTTCATCATATCCCATATGGGATAAAATAATTTTATGGTCTCTAGGTTTTAACATTTTAATATGAGATTCAGCTTCACTTAAACTACATTCAAAATATTTCTTAAATGTTTCAAGTAGTTTTGGTGGGAGTGGTTTATGGGTTGATTTTAAATATTTAAAAAACATTTTCTTTTTAGGTATAAATTCCTTATAAATGTTATAAAGTTGTTCTTTATTTTCATAAGGAGTGGTTTGTACATAATTAACTAATTCAATAAAATTCTTATCCATTGAAACAAAACGATTAACCATATAAGAATTAAACTTACCCCAATCCTCCTCTGTAAATTCAGAGGAGGGGGTTTTGTAGTAGGTTATATGGTTTAACCAATCGAATATTGAAGAGATTTTATTTTTCATAATTTAAATTTCCATATATAACCCCCAGCTGTTTTATATCTCCCATTAAGTGCACTGGATATTGTGCCTGTTCCAATATTTAATTCTTGGCAGGCTTCTAGACTAGATTCCCATTCTTTAAT